TTAGCACACCTTGGTACTTTGGGTTTGGTTTAATTCGTGGCTTAGTGTCACCGTCTTGTGTGGTAAATAGAAGCCTTTGCTTAACTGGTACGGAGTTAATAGAAAAAGCTTTTCCAGCAATTTTGTAGCACTTAGCTTCCGCCTCTTGCTTGCCCTTATCAATCTCTTCGGCCAGAACCTTTAGTTGTTTCTGGTCTATATAAGCACCTGTTAGCTCCATGTCACATAAAGCTGACAGCACGTCCATCTCTAGCTTCCAGACCTTTGTAAGGTTCCCAGTAATCTTTGGCTTTAATACTTTGTACAACTTCCAAGTTAACTCTGAGTCAATCCCTGAGTATGTTGCTACATCTGTAAAGGAATGTAGAGCTACGTTTTCTCCTACGCCCTTTTCCATGTCAACGTTTAGCTCTCGTTTTACGCAGTCTTTTAAACCTAACGCAAACTTATTTAAGTTGTTGGTAATAAATGAGGCAGTTAGTGTGTCGAAGTATGGCTTACTTGGAACTCGACCACCAAAGTATTTAGCTACGGACTTTAAATCAAACTTTGCATTGTGAGCTATTTTTAGTTTGTTACTAAACATGATTGGCTCTATTGCATCAAAAACTTGTCTAGGGGTTAGTTGTACTGGCGGCTCACCAAACTTAGCTGTCCACTTTCTTTCGTCTTTAGAATAGTGGGACTCTAGGATTACCTTGCCTTCAGTAAGTCTTTTTTGCCCAGGAGTTAGTAGTGGTTTATCCCAACCTTCAAATTCTCCATTGGGATGTCCCATAGGGATAACATCTGTACGGCCTTCTGTTGCAAATGAAATCCAGCAAACATCATTAATTACTGGGTAGAGTCTATCGTCACCAATAGTTTCTACGTCAAATGCAAATTCTTCTACACCATCATAAAAGGTGATGAACTCTTGAAGCTCTTCTTTGGTTGTAATTATATTCATGATTTCCTTACAAGATTAAATAGAGGGGGCCAGAGGCGAGAGAGGTGGAAAACCTCTGGCCCCCTCAAGTGGGAGAAGTTAGCTTACTAGTGAGCGAGCAACCTCTAGGTGCTCTTCACGAGTAGTTGAGTAGATTGCTGACTTGTCATACTTGACTGCGGTTGCCGCAATTGCGTCAATCTTTGCAGGGTCAAGCTCCCATTCTTCGGTTAGGTCGGTATCGCGACGAACTCTTTCTACGATGTACTGAGTGTCACGGCCCATACCTAGCCTGGAAATTGCCCAATCAAACTTAGTTAGTGGTCCACGCTTTGGGTCTTCGTGAGCCGCAAACAAGATACGGGCTAGAGTAATACCAGCTGTCAGAATCTGAACGGTAGGTTCCTCATCTGATAGAACTAGTACGTTGAAGGCAAACTTTGCTCTAGGCTTTGAGCCCGCAATTACTGCTAGCGGGTCATCATCTCCCAAGTGAACAAAGGAACGACGTCCTTCAGTGCGGTCAATCCAGTGCTGTTCATAAGCATAGAACGGACCATCTTCTAGAAAACGAACTAGAGTAGGCTGCTCAGAGAATTTAAAATCTGTAGCATACCCTCCAGACTTTTCCTTTGGCTTCATTAGTTTTGAAGCGGCTCCCCATCCAGCTTGGACGGTTGTACCATGTTTCGGCTGTGCATCTTCGCTATCCTCTGCGAGGTAGGTGGATGCATCTAGTGTTGGCTGTGTTACCATATTCTTCTTTCTGTCGGAGGCCTTTTGGCTCTCAATTGCTGTAAGGTATTTTCGGCAAATTCGGCAATAAATAACCTTAGTTTAAGTTGCTTCTTTCCACCTTCGCACTAATGCTTGGGTCAAATCAGCGTGGTGACGCCACTCTACACGAGCGGTGCCTAATAGTCTACGATTTTGGAATTCTTCGACAGCAATTTCAATAAGCTCTCGTGTGTAAACACGATTACCATTTACTTTTTTGCCGTTCAAACTCTTTGAGCGTAAACGATAAGGAGCTCCAGGAATGTATCCCTTCTTCTCCCATAGACGAATGGTTACCAAACTCTTCTCTAATGCGTCAGCAAATGCACCGACAGTGAATAGTTCAGTTTCCACTCCTTTGACGGTCTTGATAATTGGATTTGAATCCCAACCATTAGACTCGCCCAAGATTTTTGAGCGACGCTTGTCTGCTACTTCAGTAGACTCACGTCGTTTGTTTTTAGAACCAGGCACGCGGTCAAGACCCTCAAAAGCTTTGAGAATCTCTTCCTCACTTCGCATTCCTGGCATAGTACTAGTCCTCTGTAGTTCTTTTAAAGTCTCGAATTATATGTCTTCCACGAGTTGCTCCAAGAGCAAACCCAGCTTTACCCCAGCGTTTTCTTGCTTCGAACCTTTTTAATTGTTCGGGAGTAGCTTTTCTAAGTATGCTTCCGTTTGAAAACTGTTCGTTTATTCTAGCTAAAGCTTCGTCTAGAGCGGTTTCTCTAGGAGAGCGCTTGTACTCACTCACTTCTTTAGTGTTCTTAGTGCCCAAGTAACTGACGCTGGGAACATCTGGTCAAGTTCATCTTCAGTGATTTTGTTTTCATAAAATGCAGCCATTAGAGCGTCTTCATTAACAACTCTCTTTAACTCAAATACGTCATCTGAAAGACCATTGGCTTCTATAATCTCTTCTGCCTTTGGTTCGTTTAGTTTACGAGTAACTCTACGCTGCTTTTCAATTCTAACAATGCCTTCAACTGAGGTCTCTAGCTCTAGTTGGAAATTGCCTTTCTCGTCTTCGTAACCTTGGGTGTCTAGTTGAGTAAACAACTTTTCCCTAAGTTCTTTAGCGCGAGCTTCCATCATCTCTAGGGTTGCCTTTACTTGGGCGTACTCCCTAATCTGAGTGTTTAAATCATCTGGGTCAGAGATTCGTAGAGCCTCTTCTTCAATTCTTTTAGTCATTATTTTTTACCCCTTTTAAATACAAAGTTAAATCCAAATAAATTTGGCGTTTCTGGATTTCGGTCAAGAATCATAGTTGCATTTACAAATTGATTTTCCATATCTTTTACATAAGATATCAACTCTTGTGTTAATCCTTCAGATACTAATTGTTCTAAAGTTACTACTTCACGACCTTGTTCTTTTATTTCTTTTAATGTGTAAGAAACGTCTTCCAAATGTTTTAACATAATTTCCTCTCTTAGATTAACTTATTAGTTAAGAAGTCTAACAGACTTCCGACGGTCAAGTCAACTCCGCCTTTTGCGTTTATATTAACACCATCTAAGATTGCCCCTGCAACATTGCCTTTTTGTTTTAGCATGTCGTATTGGCGTTGTTCGATGGAGTCTTTTACAAGTATATCTTGAATAGTTATTGTACCCCAAGTGCTTGAGGTCCTGTTAATCCTACCGTTTCTTTGAACCGCTAGTCCAGCACTCCAAGGTTGGTCGTAGTTTACCAAGAGGTTTGCTTGAGGTAAATCTACTCCGTAACCCCCAGCATCACTACTAACCAAAACACGGCAACTGGTCTCTGTTTGAAACTGTACTTTTGCGTCTTCTTTTTGTTTGGCGTTCATTTCCCCTGTGTACTTAACGGCTTCGTATCCTTTCGCTATTAGCCTAGAGGTAATCTCTGACACAGAGTCAAGGTAGGATGCAAAAACAACAGCTTTATACTCATTAGAAATATCAAGATGCTCACTTAGATACTGGATGGCTGTGTCTAGTTTTGGTGTTTTAGAAAGAGTTTCTAGGTAAGAACCTAGTGAGTGTATGTACGCACTTCCTTTACCTGTGTGTTCATTAAAGTTCTCATAGCTACCTATCAATACGTGTGGGCTAGAGCACAGCATCCGCATGGCTCCAATACGAGACATGACAGCACCTCGTATTTCGTTTGCAGGGTCGTTGGCATCATAGGTCTGTCCATAATGAGCTGCAATGTTAAAGCTACTTCCGAATAGTTCTTTGGCATCAATCAGAATTGTTTGCAAGTCTTTTGCAATCATGTCGTAGAGGCTTTGGCTGGCTCTATCTAGCTTTATCAAAATAGGTTCT